GGGAGGCGTCAATGGGTTTTTTTGAAAAAAATTTTTAAGGGGGCCTATGGTACCCATAGTAGGTGAAAAGTTTTTTTGGGGTAACTGTTTGAGTAAAACACTGTGTAAGTCTCAGCCTGATAGACCGATACTAAAAAAAGGGGGTCATAGGGCAAATAAGCCCGATTTACGAACATTTGTTCGGGTTGCGTAGGGTACCTTAGAAACGCAAGAAGCCCACACTAGGTGGGCCTCGTTAGTACATTGTGGGATTGTTTTGCCTATCTATCTAGGCTTTGAATTCTACCCATCCAGAATTCATAGTCGCTATCGTCTAAGCTTGCCCATATTGACGGATTTCCTATTCTAGTATCTGGCAACAACGCCGCGCCGCCTGTGATTGTTTCTTGCCATTCGCGCCGTACTTCATAGCGGGTCATGTCAGTACCATCACCATACGTTGCACCTTGCGCTTGCATCGTGTGCGTTGTCACATTTGCTTCACCAACACGCGCTCTTATTTCAGATACAGCCGCACGAACGCGACTTTCTGAACACCCTGTAGCGTCCATTATATCACGCGTTGTCGCGCCGTTGTTATCGCGCATCATAGTATATTGAACGCCTACCCTTGCACCACGTCTGAAAGGTTGATCTGGTGTTGTGTGGTCAATTGTTCGTGTTCCTGTATTTGTAATTCTGTTAGTTTGGCTGTGGTCAATTAGGTTCATAATAAATCGAACCCATTGTGTGACCTTTACAGCGTCCAAGGTTCCAGCCGCTTGTCTGAATTCAATTGTGCCGTGCGTTGTCCAAGGCATTAGATTAATAGTGGAAAACTTTCCATGTGTTGCGCGGCGTAATTCGTCAATAGTATTTGCCGCTTCAATTACTGATAGCGATAAAGCTTGTGCCATAGACATATTACGCCGCGATATTGGCAACATTGAATTAATACCATTGTGATTGGATTGCATGCGAGTATATCGCCACATAATATCTTTAACTAAAACGGCGTCCATTGGCTCGCATAAATCGCCGTTATAATAATTACCAGTGCTTTCAAAATGATTAATACTTTTTGCCGTCCATTCGTCGGGATCAATACCAGCTTGCAAGGGCGCGTTTGAAACGTGGACGTGAAAGCCACAATTTACGATAATAGTAGCGCCCATATCCTCTAATGCTTCGCAAGCCTTTTGAATTTGGTTAATTGCCTCTAATCCGTATGCCATAGGACAAGAAACACATTCTCCAGTTACGCCGTGACTTTGATCAAGTACGAATTTAAAACCTTTTATTCCACGTTGTATAAAACCTCTTGCCGCTACGCTTGCGGTTAAGTTAGCAAATTCTAATTCACTTCCAAATGGATAAATCATTGTTTTTGTTACCTTTTTACTAGAATGGTTAGGCAAAACGCCCTTCCTTAAAAATACATTATCCCATATTATCCCATATAACAAGGGATAATACGAGCAATTGTAAAGTTTATTTTAAAACCACGGGAAAGCATAACAAAGATATAGTTTAAATAAGTTGAACAATTATTCGGTTTATTAAAAAACCACGGGTTTTGATAATACCGCTATAGGTAAAATAAATAAAATCAGTTTGATTTTTTAATTATAAGGAACGCGCATATGTGTGTATGTGTATATGTGTATGTATATATATGTATATGTGTATGTATATATAACCCCGAACCCCGAACCCCGAACCCCGATCCCGAAGACCCGAACCCGAAAGCCCGACCCCGAAGGGTCAGGTTAGATTTTAACAGATTAATTCTTTTATATCGTGATACTGTTGGCCGTCTTTTGCGCTATATTGTGAGAAGTAAGTGCCAGACTTTTTAAAAGGATATTCTGTTACACTCCATTTATTATCATATTGTTTATTTAAAAAAACGTTCATAGCGTTTGAGCTGTTAAAGCATTTAACAGTATATCTATTGCGACTATGTAAACTTTGCGGGCTTGTAATTACTGAATATTTCATGCCGCCTTATCCTGTTCTAATACTTCCATTGCGTGTTCGAGTGCTTCCTGTTCGCTGTCGATCCCGTAACAAGTAAAGCAATGGTAATCGACCCACTGCCCTCCAATAGGTGTCTGAAGGTTAAAATTGCTTGTTCCGTTCCATTCAATCCGAAGATACTCGCCGTTGTGCTCTAATTCCCAATATTTCATTTTGTTTTCTCCTGACAGATTATTTCATATTTACCATTATGATATTCGCCTTTTGCCCATTCAAATAAATAGCCTTCAAGTTCTTTTATATTATCACTTTCAATATCAGTTCTATCTAAAAATAAATGATAAGCTTTATCTTGGGTAAGCTTTGGATTATTCTCTAATATATGCAAATGGTTTTCAATATAGTCACCCTCATTAGGTTTTTCTTGTCCTTCAGTTAGGTAAACAAAACCGCTTACTTTTTCTGTTTCATAATAATCTTTCATATTATCAACATAGACTTTTCTGAATATCTTTGAATCATATTTCATTCTGTTTTCTCCTGTTTGCTAGACCTTAAACATAAGAAATATTATGTAAGGTGTCAACAAGAAAAATAAAAAAAGATTCGGCTGCGGTCCTGCCGGGCTAACCCGAACAATTGTTTGGGTTGTTGCTGCTCACGCGCTGCGTGCTGCGCTGCCAAAAATTTTCAGGATTTGCTGCGTGCTGCCGCTGCGCTGCTGAGGGTCTGGGTGTAACCCGAACAATTGTGCGAGTTGTGCTGCTTGCTGCGGCTGCGTTTTCTGATTCTAACTTTCTGCTGCTGAGGGCAGCGAGTCATCTTGTTGCTGCTGACTCAGCTGCACCCCGAATAACCCGAACAATTGTGCGATTTGTCATCCCGCGCTGCGCTGCCGGAAAAAACTACTGGCTGCAATAACACTGCTATAGGTAACCCGAACAATTCTTCGGTTTGTTTTCCCCGGTTGCGAATCTAAATCCCGACCCCGGCAGCTTGGCAGGTGCTGCTGTTACAACTGGTGCAACCCGAACAATTTGTCGGGTTACGGTCCAGACAAAGTGATGGCAGCCCGAATCTTTCATTTTTCATTGAGGGATTTTAAAGGCTGCTGAGTGCAACCCGAACATGTTTGCTAACCCGAACCCGAATAAGTTTGTAAAGCTGCTAGGCGATGTGTTTCTGGGAGTCTAAGACCCCGTAAGCCTGCCCGCGCATAGCGCAGAGCTTATTCGACAAGGCTTTCGCTATCGTAAGTTATGTCGATTTGTTCGGGTTCTATGGGATTTTCTTCAGGTGTTACATCAATCATTCGATCTTTAGCACGAGTCATAAATTCCTGTAGCTGTTGAACGATTTGATCACGGGTTAGGGCATCAACGTTTTCGTGTGTTACGTGGCTACGGGCTACCATAAGACCTGTTACCTTAAGGCGGAGTTCTTCGGCTTTAATAGCGGCTCCGAAGTTTCCTGCTTCCCACGCTTCATCTCTAAGCCTTTGCATATCCCGAACAGATTTGGTCACTGAGACCCCATACTTGCTTTCGAGTTCCTGTCTCATTTCTTCCATGCGTTCTTTTACGACTGGGTTATTGAGAAGCTGGACGGCTCTAACGTTTGGGGATTTATATCCTGCTGATCTGGCGGCTCCTGTCTGAGTCATATCTTTATGTATATAATTATCTAAAAACTTTTGTTGTTGCGGCTGCAACCTACGTCCGCCTTTTTCAATCTGTTCTCCAACCTTTGGCATTTAGAAACCTTTTAGCTTACATCACCTCTAAAACATAACCCGAACAACAAAAGATAACAAGCCCATAATAAACCAATACTTCCCATACTTGAACAATTTTTCTAAGATTATTAATTACATCAAGGGGGGGACTGTATATACCCCCCTATAAGGGGGTTGACGTAGTTGACGTAAAATAACCTATTGATATTAAACGATTTTCTACGTCAAAACGCAAAGTTGACGTAGTTGACGTAAACAACCTAAACCATTGAAAACAAATACAATTCCACATCAACGTCAACTACATCAACTTTTGACGTGAAATAAGTTGACGTAGAATATCGTTTAAAATCAATACATAACTTTTCTTATCTTTTTGCTTGACTGTACTAATCAGTATAGGTATACATGGGACAATTCTAGCAAACGGAGAAATAAAATGCAGACGATTACAGCAGGCAAAGTTCACCACACAGTTTATAAGCCACGTTACGAGGCTTACATTTTAGATGCGGTGACAGACGACAACGGCGACGAATTACCAACTAGAGAAGCCAAGATTGAGCGACTTTTTTCTAGGTTTTACGAAGAGCAAGGCCACATGGTTGCAAGGGTTGGCAAGCAGAAAGCGGTTGCTGAATGGCTTCAAGGTCTACCTCTCAACATCGACTATTATTATGACGACATTGTACGCCTTGCAGTACGCTTTGGTTCTATCGACGAAAACCCAAGCGATAAATTATATGATAAAGTTTGTGAAAACTATTGGTCATTCATGGCAAATATTATTGTTGGCATTAAAGCACCAAAGAAAGAAGGTTCATAATGGAACTAGGTGCAAAAAACTGTCTTAGGCTTTTGTTTCTTGATTGGGTGAATAACTTTATTAGCATTTCGGCTTTTGCTGATGAGCATGGATTAACAGAAGATGATGCTGAAATGTTAATTAGCATGGGACGCAGATACCACGAAGAAAGCGTTTCTTTAATTGCTAAATTTGTTGCAGATGTTGAAAGCGTTCTGACCAAGGAGGACGAATAATGTTTTATATGGCATATGGAATGAATACCAACCGCGATGCAATGGCGGCTCGCTGTCCTAAAGCAAAACCTATGGGCGCGTTTTACCTGCCTGATCATAGGCTAGTATTTCGCGGCGTTGCTGACTTTGTGGAAGATACAGAAAGCGTTTTACCTGTTGTACTGTGGGATATTACGCCCGATTGTTTACGTGCGCTTGATCAACTGGAAGGCTACCCTCATTTTTACAATCGTCGCAAGTTAAACGGCGCTTGGATTATTTACGAGATGGTTGACCAAACCCGAACGCATTTGCCAAATAATGGATACTATCGCATGATTGAGGAAGGCTACAAGGATTTTGGCCTTGATGATTGGCACTTACGCCACGCAAAAGCAGATGCAAGGGATCTAGTAGCATGAAGTTTATTCAACAAACAAATATAAACGGGGGCATTATTTTGCTGCCCAAAGAAATTGCAAGAAAAGCAAGGAGAAAGTAAATGACTAAACAAACATATAAAAAATGGAGCATGGCAGATCATGCAGAACTGGTATTGATGCGCGAAGCTAGAGTACCAACTAAGGAAATCGCTAGGGCTTTGAAGCGTACACCTTCATCTGTAGTTAATCACATATACCAACACGAAATACCATATGGAAGAACTGAAACTTTTAACGAGGTTATTGATGCCGCGCTTGCCAGAGGTGAAATAGAAATTAGCAATAATGATAATATTTTGTTTAAACCTGATATAAATAATAAAAATCGTGCGAACAAATGGATTGCACGAGAGAGAGCATCCCGAAAGCAGCGCAGAAAAAATACTTTTATGATGGTTATAACTGCTTTTATTGTTTTTGTTGGGCTTGTTTCTATTTATCTTCAAATAACATAATTAAAATGACCCCGCAGAAATGTGGGGTTTTTTATTGTCTAATTTATAACCCGAACAAGTATTCGGATTACATAACCTACAGCGGTGTTTTGTGTACCTGTAGTATTTTATGTACCAGTAGTTTTTTAATTGACTGATTACACATTCCTACGTTATTATAAATACATCGCATTGTTTTTTTTTGTTTTGCAATGCGCATAACTACACCCCCGACTGGCTAGGTTTCGCACTGCAACGTTGGGGGTTTTTTTATGAGATGATGAAAAACGGATTTAAATCCCGATTACAATCCGACCCGAACATAAATTTTATTATATATACTGTTGACCCCGATCATAAGAAATGTTATGTATTAGGTCTAGCAAAGAAAGGTAATAAAATGACGCAATCATATCAATGGCTTATCACCTCAACTGGTTCTTTTGGGTACGACAAGCAAAAGGTTATTTATAGAAATTTATGTATATCTGAAGAGCTACCCGAAAACTTTGAGGATGCCTGCCACTTGGCGTACGATCATTGCAAAGATGATGAATCAATCCGAGTTTTACGCCTTGATCGAGATACCAACACATTTGAGGATCAGACCGATGAGGCTGCATACTTTGTGGCTCTACACCTGCTTGACCCAAGCGACCAAGAGTATGGCTTCCCCGAATGGGCGCAGGACGCGTTCGATAGCATTGATAAACAACCAACTGAAAAAGATCAAAACTAAACAAACCCGAAATGGAGAAACAAATGATTAAGAAATTACAAGATAAAAGAAGCAACAAAAAATGGACTGCTAAGGAAATTCAAGATTTGCTTCAATTTAAATCCCAAGGCTTTAATAATAGCGAAATTGGTGCTTACCTTCAACGATCTGAAAAAGCTATTGATTTAAAAATGTCTAAGCTAAGGACAGCGATAAAGGGCGCAGGAATGTCAGTCGATAATCCTCCTTCTTTAACAAATCTCAAACCTTACACACATAAATTTGAACTTCCAAAAAAGAATCTTATGGTTGATCGCATTTCTGAGCGTAGAATAGAGCTTAGTAAGCAGGAGAAGATGGAAAAAACCATAGCCAAGCTTACGTGGGTTATCTGGGTTGGTGCGATTTGTGGTGTGTTCTGGATTGGTACTATGGTAGGGAAAATATTGTAATGTCTGAAAAAGATTTAGAGCTTCAACGTATGCTTAATGACGTGTTCGCAAAAGTATTTGGAAAGGATTGGTAATGGCTAAATGGAGCAAACCTATAACGATTGATACGTCTCAACGCCCTACATTTAGGCATATCCTTGAGAGATTAAAGGACATCAAGACGCAATCCGATTTGGAAAGCTTAAAGGACGAGGTTCAAGGGTATTTACCCTTGGATCAGTTCGAAGAGGACTTTGATGTCACCGCAGCGGTTGATAATTTAAAACGTGATTACATTTCAAGAGCTATAAGCAACAGCAAGACGCTGTACGAAGCCGCAGATTTGCTCGGCTTAAAGAGCTATCAGGTTTTGGTTAATTGGATGAAG